ATACCACTGATCGAAGATGGATCAGAACATATAACGGTTGCTTTGTCTAGACATACTAATAGCCTGGTTTATTATACTGTTAAGGCGGATGTTATATATGCTAGGATAGAAGCCTTACAGCAAGTTAGTAATGTAATTTTGCGTAATTTTTCTGATTTAGGTTTTAAGAAATAGCAATTACAGTTCCGGCGTTTGGAAATAAATTTCAACAAATTTATTCCAACGCCGAAATTAGGTAACTATTTAGGATTGCAGGAGTTTTATGATAAGTATTTGCCTGGTAATAGTACTGTAAATATAAATAATGATAATTTCATTGTACACACTAGTGATTTAAGTGTAGGTATAGAGAATTGTTCCTTAGATATTTCAAAGTCAAATGTGGTCGTACCAAATATGCCAAATGTTTTACCAAAACTCAGGACGGCCATGGAATTTAAAAGAAAACCGGGTCTTACTGAAAATGTGCTTGCTATGATCAAAAGAAATTTTAATGCCCCAGAATTGATGTCGGTGATGGATAATGAAGCGGTGGCGACGAAGGTGGTGGATAAACTTTTTTCAACAGTATTAACCGGGTCCTTCGATAGGTCCGTGATACCATCGCTTATTGATTTTGAAGAGTGGTATATGAGGCAAGAAGCCTCTACACTGGGACAAATCAAAAATACCACGCACATGTCTGCTCTGGATACATACAAGCATATCATTAAAGAGACACCCAAGGCTAAATTGGACCTGAGTATCCAAAGCGAGTACCCAGCCTTACAAACTATAATTTATCATGAAAAGGATGTTAATGCGCTTTTTGGGCCGATCTTCGCATTTCTTACGGAACGCCTGTTAGAAATGATTGATCAGAACCGTTTCATGATATATACAAGGAAAACAGTAGAGGATATTGAAAATTTTTTCCTTGGTATAAGCACTTCCAGTAATTTGGAAGTACTCGAACTGGATATATCTAAATATGACAAGTCTCAAAATGATTTCCATCAAGCTGTGGAAATGCTCATTTGGGACAGGCTAGGTTTAGATGCTATCCTTGGAGAAATGTGGAAGCGCGGGCATCAGCTTACTACAGTGAAGGATTACAAGGCTGGTATTCGAACTCAGTTATGGTATCAAAGGAAATCAGGTGACGTGACAACTTTTATTGGCAACACCCTGATTATAACTGCCTGTATGGCAAGCATAACTGATTTGGACAAGTGTGTCAAAGCCGCCTTTTGCGGCGATGACTCAATTGTCTTGTTTCCCAAAGGAATGGAATATAGATCCACCATGGAACTTGCTGCTTTACAGTGGAATTTTAACGCCAAGTTGCTCGTAAAAACACATGGTTATTTTTGCGGCAAGTTCATAGTAATGCATGAATCTGGTTGTAAAGTGTTCCCTGATCCTCTAAAGATTATAACCAGACTAGGGAATAAAAATTTGAAAAATGAGGAACATATTGAAGAAATGCGTGTGTCATTAATGGATTTAACGAAGAGTTATGGCAACTCTGCTTATATTCATCTCTTAGACGACGCATTTAATGAAGTGTATGCCGGGGGTGGTTCGTGTCAGTACGTTTTGAATTGCATGTGGAAAATAATAAT